TTTTTCTTGCATTTTTTTTATGATGTGAATTAGGTCGGCACGGCCGGATACACTTACGCTGTCGGCGTCGGTAAGCAGGGTGTTTGTGCCGCTTAACGCGGGGATGGGCTGTGCGCCTGCCGCGGTGAAGGGCACAGGCTCTGCAAGTCTGTATGCGACCTGCGCTCCAACCGTCGGATTTTTATCCGCGCTATAGACGTCTCTGTCACTAATCCACTCCCTCGGAATTGTCTCTCCAGCATAATTGTCGATAATTCCCCACGTCCGTTTTCCATCTCCTGTCACCGCGTCCACTTCTCCACCATACACGGTTTCGGGCAGGGTCAGGGTGTTGGTCTGACTGATGTACGGTTTGTAGGTGGTGGGGGCGGTGGTGCCTTCAACAGCTCCAATTTGGATTTGATAATCGTTGAATACTGTGCCATCTCGCCAGCATTGCAGCATAAAAATAAGCTCGGTTTCTATCAGCGCAGCATTGCTTGCAATATACTCATCAAGGTTTGTGCTCATTGTATCACCGCGGAAGTAATACACCAAATCCGTTGTGAACAGCGAATAGGCAAAAGTAATGCCGTCACCGCTTCCCAGAGAGGCACTTCCGCCCACCTTTTTGACGTACATGGTGTAGGTTTTTCCCGCAACCCAATGCAGCCGACACGTTCCAATCTCGATATTGCCTTTTCCAACAAGTGTACCGTTTAACGTAATATTTTTTTCTGCGTCTACTGTTATTTTAATGCCTGCAGAGGAATCATTTGTGCTTAAAAACTCAATAACATTCTCCCCGCACCGTTCGTCCATCACGCCGTCCCTGCCCTTGATGGGACGAATGTTTTCGGGGCTTGGTATTCCGCTCCCCTCCTGCGTAGGCCCCCAGCTGACAGTCACATCCAACGGATAGCCTGCCACAGGATAGCACACAACGGGGTTTCCGGTCTCCTCGATTGGAGGACATAAGGTGTCCACGATCTGCTTGCTGCTCCATGGGCTTGTGGTGGTGATGGCTGTGTCGTCAATTTTAGGTATTTCGTCAAGCTGCACCTTGACTGCGCTGATAGCGTCACCTGTGGCTTTTGCGTCAGCGGCTTCGCTCTCGTGGGTGAGGGTGGTGTCCAGTGCTACACGGCAGGGCCGGTGTCACCTTTAGGCCCCTGCGGGCCAGTTGCACCCGTTGGGCCTTGTTCGCCCTGCGGGCCCTGCGGGCCTACCGGCCCCTGCGGACCAGTTGCACCCGTTGGGCCTTGCGGGCCGACCGGGCCGATGGGTCCAGCGTCACCTTTAGGGCCTTGCACACCGTTAAATTTACCTGCATCAGCGTCATCACGGACGCTTTGAGCAACTTTTTGAGCTTGTTCAGCTTTGCTATCCGCTTCATTCGCTGCCGACAAAATCTGCTGTACCACGTCCGGCGTGGGTTTTGCTGGAGCGATCCCCTCCGTGCCCGCGCTTGCTGCCACACGATAGATTTGGCTCACGGAGATCTGCCGCACGCCGTCCGTGTATCCTGCAAACGTGAGCTCTCCCGTGCCTGCAACTGCAGTGGCCTCCGCAGGGACAGACACGTCATTATCCGATCCGAGGCGTATTTGCACGGATTCTCCTTTTGGCGGGTGGAAAGCGACGATAATATCGTAATCTACCCATTCGCCCTTACGCATCACGCGCAATTTCTCCACGCCGTAGCTTCCCTCCGTGCCGAGGCGAATCGGCTGTTCGGCACACTGCGCAGCGTATCCGTCCAATGTGATCTCATGCACAAACAATTTATATCACCTCTTTTCGGATTGTCCTTTATTGATCCGGAAAACCGTCGCCGTCCGTGTCGGGCAACTCCGGCAGACCGGCAACGCTTGTGAGGAGCGAAAGCACACCGGCGAGCGCCGACGCGCTGACGACCACGATCCAGTCCACCTCGCTGAGCACCGCAGAGGTGCCGATTGTCGCGACAGCGGTCTGCGCCACGGTTTTCACCGCACGGACGCCCGCGGCCTTGAGCCAACTTTTCCACTTCGTTTTTTTCATGGGTGATCCTTCCTTTCGATGTCCTCCAGGTCTGCAAGACGATGGTTTACGACCTTGATTTGCTCTTGTATTACGGGGATTTTTTCCGCAAAATTATTATGTTTTCGCACCTCCCGCGTGAGCTCTTCGATCTTCGCGTCCGTGATCGCCTGCGCGACCCGGAGCTTTTCTTCTGCGCGGCGGTTGCCGGCGACGTTGGTGATGATCACGCCGACAAGCGCGAGCCCGCCGGTGATGATCGCGACAAAAATCTCCTCCATCTTACCCCCTTAGCCGATGATCGAAAACGCCGGGCGAACGCCGGAGGCGGCGGAAGCGTCGTAGTAGACCGCATAACCGTAGCCGTCGGCACGGGCGAAAGCGGCAGCGGTAATAACGTCTCTCAACCACCAGTTATTACGGTTGCAAATACGGCTCGGCTCGTGCTGGAATAACGGCAACTGGGATTTCTCTACACGGTAGTTAGTCGGGACATTACCACCGTCAGAAACAGGAGAGAAAATACCACTGCCGTAGACCATCTGCTCGCACATAAGGTCAACCTCGGAGTCGTACCATGCGCCACTGGAAGCACGCCCATTCGCAACAGCGTTAGTCAGATAGAGTCGATGATTGAGCACATGGCCGCTGAACGCACTATTGATGGTTGTCTTAGCCTGCTCAAGATTTGCGGTGTACATCGCAGAACCAACATAACCGCCAGTGGTCGTATTGGTTCCGTTCATCATCGCATTGTACAGAACGGTGTCCGGCACGATAACCGCATGATGGGTAGTACAGTCCGTATCACCACTGTTAAGGTAGTAATCAAACGCCGCAATACGGTAGTTGACATTGCCGATAGTCCAGTAATCACCGATGTACAGGTCGGTAAAACTACCATCCGCAATAGCCGCCCATTGTGCGGCGGTCACGCTCGTACCGAGGTTTTTGCCGCGGTAGATGGAGTTATGCGCGCCGGCCCCGCTGGACAGTATGGCAAGCACAGGCGCCGCCGCGTTTTCCGCATTCGTTGCCGCGGTCTGCGCTGCCATTTTCGCGTTTTCGGCCGCAGCCGCGTCGTCGCTGGCGTTGTTGGCTGCCGTTTCTGCTGCAGTCTTGGCGCCTTCCGCGTCGCTTGCGCTGGTGGAGGCGTTGGTTTCGGACGTGCCCGCATTGGTGGCCGCTGTCTGCGCCTGCCCGGCCGCGGTGGAGGCTGTACTCGCCGAGCTGTCGGCCGCCGTCGCGGAGCCTGCCGCTGCGCTGGCCGAATATGCCGCCTGCCGTGCCGACTCCTGCGCGGCGGTGACGTTGCCCTCGATCCCCTCCGCCGCCGCGAGCACATCGGCAATCTGCTTGGTCAGTACGCTGTAATAATCCGACGAGACGACCTCCGCGTCTGAGACGACGTTGGCCGAGACGTTCATCACAACCGCAAACGTCGCGATGCTGGTGCCCGCAGTATCGTACAGCTTGATCTGTACCGGCACGTTTCCGCGCACCGTAAAAGCTTGCGGCACAAGGGCCACGGTCACGACGTTGCCGTTGATCGTCGCGGCCGGAGTGCTACCGTCAGGCAGCGTGTCGTAAAAGCCTGCGGTGCCGTCCGGCTTTTTGTAGCGGACGGTCACAAGCGTGCCGTCGGGCACAGCCCACTGCGCGCCGCCTGCGTAGATACTAAAAGCGATTTTGCGGCTGTTGCTGTCGTCCTGCACCGCGTGAATGATCTGCGGCGCGCCCGGGTCGAGCATGTCGACGCGCAGCGCCGCCGTTGTTTCAAGTGGCATTTTTTATTGTCCTCCCCTACGAGTTATCGCTGCAGAGCACGTAGCGACCGAGCCGCGCGTCCCATACCCACGACACGCTAAAATCCGCGTTATCGCCGATGGCAAGCCGGTCAAAGTGCCCGATGCGCTGCCCGTTTACTACGGACAGGATTGAGTTTCCGCTTTCGGTTTTTACCCTGTCGTAGACGACCAGCGTCCCAGTTTTAATCGTCCCGGTATAGCTTCCGTCGCTTTTTTCGCCCACGCCTACGCCAATCGGCCCGAAGTACGAGTAATTGCTGTCCTCGCCGAGGCCACCCTCATTTGTCACGGCGCCGGAAAAGACCTGCACAATGCCTCCAGCGCTTTGGGCTGTCGAGTAGATGCGCACGCGTAGGTTGTCGTTTTCCATCAGCTTCAGCACCGCCGCCCACAGGTCCATCTCAAACCCGGCGTTTCGGCTTACAACATGGTTGGCGATCAAGTTGACGATGTTGACGAGATCAGCGTTGAGTGTGCCCGCTGTGATAAAATCGGCAACCATACCGTTTTTAAGCGTGGCTCCGTAGGAAAACGGCCCATTATATCCGCTATCGCTCGCACCCCAGCCCTCATGGTTAAAGCGCCACACATTGCGCGCCTTGGTCGGGTCCGGATCATCCGCAATGTACAGCGTGTCCGGCATGCCGTCGTTGTTGGTATCCAGCAAGCGCACCGCGCCGCCGGATGCGCCGAGGATGGTCTCCGTAAGCGCAAGCACTGCCTCGCGCAAGTAAGTCTCGCTCGGTTTTTGCTTGATCTCTTGTTGCTGCCCGACGATAGTGTCCGCGATGTTGGTGCGCACGTCGCCGATCTCGACGGAGTTGTACCGCTCAAGCAGCACGTCCGTCTCGATCTTGACGATTTCGGCCTTCGCCTCCACGCCAAGCTGCGGGTAGCGGATTGTCACCGTGTCACACAGGTCGCACTTTTCGAGCAGCGCAAGGTCCTCGTACTCTGGAAACTGCTCGAGCTGTACGAAAGACGCCGTGATGCTCGTTTTAGGTATGCCGATCTTGTTGGCCTCGACATACTTTTCCGCGCGCGCCTGCAGCTGCTCCGACGTCGGCTGCGCCTCAAAATCGTTGGAAAAATCCACCGGCACGACGCGCGTAAAGTCGTACGTACCCGGCGCGTCGACGATCTTTGGGTCGCAGGTCACGAGCGCCCCCTCGGCGTTTGTCCAATACGGATAAATGCCGGTCGCCACGTTGGAGATGTTGCGGTCCTGCTCGATGTCCGTCAGGTTTTTGCCGTAGCTGATCACGACGCCGTTGTCGTATCCGCGATGGCCGTACAGACGGACGGTAAAGCCGTCCCACTCGTACTCACCGCCGTACACGTCGAGGATTGAGCCGGATGAGCCGCCGAGAACCGAGCGCGTAGACGACGGTGTCGAGACAGCAAAAGACGCAACGGTGGACTTGTCCGTCCAAAACGTGAAGGGACTATCCACCGCCGCGT